CTTCGACTTGATGCTCTCGAACTTGCTGGACACCGTGGTATAGGCGTTCTGGAAGCCGGAGGACAGGTTGGAAGTGATGCTGCTCACCTTGCTGCTGATATCCGACTTAATGGACTCCCACTTGGAAGCCACATCCGAGCTGATGGCTGAGAGCTTGCTGCCCAGGTCGGACTTGATGGATTCCCACTTGGAGGCGAGGTTCGATTTCAGGGTATCCGTCACCGAGCCCACCTTGTCCTTGATGGCGTTCCACTTGCTCTCAAAGGCGCTCTTGATGGTATCGACCTTCGCGCCCAGATCAGACTTGATGGACTCCCACTTGGAGGACAAGCCGGATTTCAGCGTATCGACCACGCTGCCCACCTTGTCCTTGATGTTCGTCCACTTATCCGACACAGCGGTCCTGATGGATTCCACCGTGTTGCCGACAGCGGTCTTCGTGGCCTCCCATTTCTCGGAGACACCGAACTTGATATTGTCAACCGTAGTGGACACTGCGGTTTTCGCCGCCTCCCACTTCTCGGAAATGCCCTGCTTCAAGCCATCCATGACGCCGCCCACGGTATCCTTGATATTCGTCCAGACCGTGGAGACCTTTTCCTTGATGCCATCGACGAAGCCGCCGACGCTGGTCTTGATATTCTCCCAGGTGGTAGACACAAAGTTCTTTGTGCCGTTCCAGATGGTCTCGGTCGTGGACTTCACCGCGTTCCATCCGTTGGAGACGCCGGTCTTGATGCCGTCCATGACGGAAGTGACTGTATTTTTCATTCCATCCCACACGCCGGAGAAAAAGCCGCTGATCCCGTTCCAGATGTTGGTGAAGGTGGTCTTCACAGCGTTCCAGGCCGTGGACACTGCCGTACCGATGGCTGCGCCAATGGTCGTGACGGTACTCTTCAGCCCGTTCCATACGCCCGTGAAGAAGGTCTTGATCCCGTTCCAGATATTCACGAAGAAGTCCCGGATGGCAGTCCATACCGTGATAAACACAGATTTGACGCCTTCCCAGAGTGCGCCCCAGTCGCCATCGAACTTCTCCAGCTCCACACCGAAGAGGGACAGCACTGCCCGGACCGGAATCAGCAGCGCGTTGATCACGCCCGTGAACAGGTCAGAAATCCCAGTCAGGAAAGCCGTCCAGTCGCCATCCTTAAAGCCCTTGATCAGGCCGACCACGATCTGGATGACGCCGCTCACCACATCGATGATGCTCTCGATAGCGTCACCGATGGACTGAAGCACCGCCGTTACCAGCGGCTCCAGAGCGTTGCACAGCCAGTCCCAGGCCGCGGAGATCGCTTCGCCCAGGTCCTTGAAATTGAAGCCCAGGGAGTTGATAAGACTGGTGATCTTTTCAGCGGCTTCGGAGAATTTCGCCTTGACCGACTCCCAGATGCCGATGACCTTCTCGCGGAACTCCTCGTTTGTGTTCCACAGATGCACAAAGGCAGCGGTCAGAGCCGCCACCACCGCGATAACCGCCACCACCGGAGCCGAAATCCCGCCGATCGCTGCCGCCAGCTTTCCACCTGCGCCGACACCCAGCTTCGCCTGATTGACGAAGGTCAGGATGCCCTTGCCGAGAGACGAGATCGCCTGCAAGCCCTGTCCCACGCCAGTGGTGAGCTTGCCCACGACCAGAAGCACGGGACCGATGGCCGCCGCAAAAGCGGCAATGCGGATGATGGTGTTCCTCGTCCCCTCGTCCATCTTCTGAAGCTTCTCCACAAACGCCTGGATGTGGCTCACGATGTTCCGGATGGTGGGCATCAGTGCGTCACCGATCTGAATCATCAGCTCCTGCAGGGCGGACTTGAGGATGGTGATCTGCCCGGCCAGATTATCCTGCATGGTTTCTGCCATGCTCTGCGCCGAGCCGTCACAGTTGTCGATGGCAGAGGTCAGCTTCTCAAAGTCCTCCGGGGAGGCGTTGATGACGGCCAGCCAGCCTGCCATGGAGTTCTTGCCGAAGATAGCGGATGCCGCCGCGGCCTGCTCGGATTCGGAAAGGCCACCCATCTTTTGACGCAGATCGATCATGGTATCCCGCAGATTGATGGACCCGTCATCGTTCTGTTTCAGCGAGATGCTGTATTTGTCCATGTAGGTCTGCATCTGCTTGGTAGGCTTGGCAAGGTTGGTAAGGCCAGTACGCAGTGCCGTGCCGGACTGGGAAGCCTTGATACCGGCATTCGCCATAAGGCCCAGGGCGATGGAGGTGTCCTCCGCCGAAATGCCCAGGGCACCCGCGACAGGAGCAGCATACTTGAACGATTCGCCCAGCATGCTCACATTGGTGTTAGCATTGCTTGAAGCCGCAGCCAGCACGTCAGCGAAATGCCCGGAGTCCTTGGCTTTCAGACCGAAGGCGGTCAGGGCATCAGTCACGATATCCGAGGTGGTCGCCAGGTCTTCGCCGGACGCGGCAGCCAGGGACATGATGCCCTCGATGCCGTCCAGCATGTCCTCCGTCTTCCAGCCCGCCATGGCCATGTACTCAAAGCCCTGCGCAGCCTCGGACGCGGAGAACTTGGTCTTGGCGCCCATCTCGCGGGCCTTTGCCCGGAGGTCATCAAAGTCCTTCCCGGTTGCGCCGGATATGGCGCTGACCTTGCTCATCTCGGCATCGAAGTCCGCTGTGGTCTTCACAGCCGCCGTGCCGATAGCCAGGATGGGACCCGTCACATTGCGGGTGAGGCTGGAGCCGACCGAGGACATCTTATTGCCCACGTTCTCCAGCGTCTTTCCCGCCTCGCCGATTTTAGTAAGGGCTGTGTTCGCCTCAGCCGCTTCACGGGCCAGACGCTTCAGTTCCTCTTCGGTTGCGATGATCTCCCGCTGGAGGGCGTCGTACTTGTCCTTGCCCAGGTCTCCGGACTCCATCTGGGCCTTTGCCTGTTCCTGGGCGGTTTTCAGGGCGTCCAGCTTTTCCTTGGTGGCGGTGATCGCCGTTTTGAGCTTCTCCTGCTTCTGCGAAAGAAGCTCTGTATTGCTCGGATCGAGCTTTAAGAGGCGTTCAACATCCTTCAGCTCTTTCTGGGTATCCGAAATGGTCTTATTGACCGACTTGAGGGCTTTTTCGAGACCGGTTACATTGCCGTCGATCTCGACCGTGATGCCCTTAATGTTGCGGCCGCCAGCCATAGGTGCTCCGCCTCCTTTCTCCCCACATTTGGGGCTTTAGCTTTTTTCTTACATTCGCGCACAATCGCTTGCTTTCGTGTTCGTTTTATGCTAAAATGATGACGACCCCGAAATGAAAGGAGGAATCATCATGGCTCTTGCAACTCTCACATCGCGGGTCGATGAACTGGATAAGGCCGCGTTTGACGACTTCTGCGCTTCCGTTGGCCTCACCACTTCCGCGGCAATCAACATGTACGTGAAGGTCGTTGTCCGTGACCGCAAACTGCCATTTGAGGTGAAACAGATCGACCCCTTCTTCAGTGCCACTAACCAGGCGCATCTGATGAAATCCATCCAGCAGCTCAATGAAGGGAAAGGCACTGCCCACGAGCTGATCGAGGACGATGAATAAAATCTGGTCTGATGAGGCGTGGGAGGACTACCTGTATTGGCAGACACAGGACAAGAAAACCCTCAAACGCATTAACGCGCTCATCAAAGACATCGACCGAAACGGCCCGATGGAGGGCATCGGCGAACCGGAAGCACTGAAAGGAAACCTGCAGGGCTTCTTCAGCCGCAGGATCAATGAAAAAGACCGACTGGTCTACCGCATTGAAAACGGTCAGCTCCAGATCGCACAGTGTCGCGGCCATTACTACGACAAGTAAAGAAATCTCCCCACCCAGGCTTCTTGCTCGGGTGGGATTTTCATACTCAAAACGCATCGAACTGATCCTGCCCAGCCAGCACGGGGTAATCCTTGCCATCGTTGCCCTTTTCGATCATCATGTCGATGATCAGGCCGATGGTGAACAGCTCCTCGTCTCTGGGCGGAATCCCGATCTCACAGCACCGCAAGAGGAACAACGGCGTGGTCAGTTCCCTTGTGGTGCGTTTTACTTTTTTGGCTGGGGGACCTCCGTAAAGAGGTTCGATCCCCACAGCTCCAGGATTTCAGGCAGGACCTGATAAATGGAGAACATCTCGAACTGATCCAGCCACTCCTCGATGGTCTTCGGAATGGTCGGGTCGGCATGAAGGGCCATGATATAGGCCACATTCTCGAAGATCTCCAGATCCTCGATTTCCATGGAGGAGCCATCCTCCCCGCCCTTGTCCTTGTAGGACTTCTCCAGCTTGGAAAGGTCCTTGAAGATATCCCGCTTGAACTTGATGCGGTACATGCGCGGAATGGCAGCGGAGCTTCTGAAGGTGACTTCCCTGTCACCAATAGTCACAGTCTTACTCAGCATGGTTCAAGTCCTCCTTTAGCCCTGGGCTTTCACGACCGTGATGGCATAGGTGCCGGTCAGGTACCCGCTCCTGGTCACGGTGATGGTCACGTTGTTGTTGCCGTCATTCCAGGAAGCCGCCTCGCCATTGGTGAGCGCCTCACCGTTGACCTTGATGGCCACAGTCGCCCCGGTCTCGCCGGTAGCGGTGACCAGGCTGGCGGCCTCGCTGGTGGAGCCGGTGTACGCAAAGGTGTCCGCGTCAAAGGCCGGGGTCAGGGTGACATCGGCAATGGACAGGGCAGCCAGCTTTGCGGGCTCGGACGCGCTGTCGGGCTCGTAGACGTGCTGATACCAGGCGGCATACACATTCGCGTTGATGTTGTCGCCGCTCTTGGCCTTGATCAGACCGTCCTCACGGGGATCGGCACTGATGGACAGTGTCTCGGTGCCGGGCTCGATATTGTCTTCCTTGGTGGAGCTTTCCAGCGTCGGACGGGTGCTGACCATGCAGTTGTACATGACATGGCGGATCGCGTTCTTGTCGCCGTCAAACTCGAAGAGCAGGGCGAAATACACGGGCTCGATGTCGTCGTTGCGCTCGATCAGGACGCCGTTGCTGTCCAGCACTTCCTTGAGGACCTCAATGCGGAACCACTCAGGCACCAGAGCGATTTCCAGATCGCCGGAATAGCCGTTGTTGGACATGGTGCGGAAATACACAATGCCATCCGCGTAGAAGGGACTGGCCTCACCCTCCGCGTCCAGGGACAGGCTCACCGCGCCGGGGATCGCCTTCGGAGTGCCGTAGGAATAGCTGTACACA